TCCTGGACAGTTTTAAATTATGGGCAGAACAAGTATTTGGTTGGTATTACTTCGTCGAACGATCAGTTTATGAACCACGACCTGACAATCACGGCGGTAAGTATGTCCGTAAGATGATCAAGAAGCGACTTATTAACAAGCAATATTTAATCATTGCCAGAGGCGCAGCAAAGTCTATGTATGCCTCATGTATACAGAACTACTATCTGAATGTTGATACTTCGACAACTCACCAGATCACGACAGCGCCTACTATGAAACAAGCCGACGAGGTACTATCTCCAATACGCACAGCAATTACGAGGGCGCGAGGCCCTCTTTTTCAATTCTTAACGGAGGGCTCGCTCCAAAATACAACGGGGTCAAGAGCCAACCGAGTTAAGCTCGCCTCAACAAAGAAAGGTGTCGAGAACTTTCTTACAGGTTCCTTGCTAGAGATCCGGCCGATGTCTATAGACAAGTTACAAGGTCTTCGCCCTAAAATCGCTACAGTCGATGAGTGGCTCTCAGGTGATATTCGAGAAGATGTCGTCGGAGCAATCGAGCAAGGAGCTAGCAAGTTAGATGACTATTTGATTGTCGCAACATCCAGCGAAGGGACAGTCAGGAATAGCTCCGGAGATACAATCAAGATGGAGCTAATGAACATCCTCAAAGGGGATTATATTAATCCGCACGTCTCCATTTGGTATTACAGGCTCGATGATGTTGCCGAGGTTGGCAATCCGGCAATGTGGGTCAAGGCAAATCCTAATCTAGGAAAGACGGTGACCTATGAAGCCTATCAATTGGACGTTGAGAGAGCTGAGAATGCTCCGGCGACGCGAAACGATACTCTTGCTAAGAGGTTTGGAATACCCATGGAGGGTTATACTTACTTCTTTACTTATGAAGAAACCTTGCCTCATCGACGACGAGATTTCTGGTCTATGCGGTGTGCGCTTGGAGGGGATCTCTCCCAAGGAGATGACTTCTGTGCTTTCACATTCCTGTTTCCACTGTCAAGTGGAGATTTTGGAGTAAAGACCCGTTGTTATATTTCGTCACTAACATTAATGAGGTTGCCTATGGCTATGCGAGTCAAGTATGACCAGTTTCTTGAGGAAGGGTCGCTAATGGTCATCGAAGGCACGGTTCTTGACATGATGGACGTCTATGACGATCTTGATAAGTTCATTATTGATTGCCAGTATGACGTCTGTTGCTTTGGCTTCGATCCGTACAATGCCAAAGAGTTTGTAACTCGCTGGGAGACCGAAAACAGCTCCTATGGCTTAGAGAAAGTCATACAAGGAGTAAAGACTGAATCCGTTCCACTTGGCGAGATCAAGAAGCTGGCTGAGGAGCGGATGTTGATATTTGACCAGGAGTTGATGGCGTTCGCAATGGGGAACGCTATTACTTTAGAGGATACGAATGGCAACCGCAAGCTTTTGAAGAAACGATACGCGCAAAAGATTGACAGCGTCGCCGCGCTTATGGACTCCTGGGTGGCATATAAGTTGAACAAGGAGGCATTTGAGTAATGGAGAAAGCATTAAGTCACTACGGCGTCCTCGGTATGAAGTGGGGCGTGCGGAAGGATAGACCACCCCCAGTAACCTACAGAAAAGCTCCGGAAGGTGGAAGTATCAAAAGGCAGCTTGATGTTATACGGGCAAAGGATGCAATTCGTATGGCAAAAGGCTCAGAAGCAAAAAAAGAAGCAATAGCCGAACATAAGAAAGCTAAAGAAACCTTGGAAAGAGGGTTTAAAGAGTATCGGGCTTTTGAAAAGGCAATGTATAAAAAGTCAAAAAGCGGGGCGTTACTAAAACCCTTTGAGAAAGAAGGCGCAGAGGATTATATAGTTCGAGTAAGAACTGATATCGGCATGGGAGTTGTCAATAGCCTTTTGCTTGGTGGTTGCGGAGCACTGTTTGTATATGCATTAAAGTGAAGGAGGGCACAAATGGACGAACTACAACACTACGGCGTCCTCGGTATGAAGTGGGGCGTCCGTAAAGATCAAAAGCGCGCGGCTAGGGCGGAGAAGAAAGATGCTACTTGGGCCACAAAGGGTAAGGGCGCCAAGATTACCGCCAAAGCTCAAAAGTCTGTTTCCAAGGAAGCTCAAGCTTATGCGGCACGTACAGCGGGGGGCACGAGAACCGCCTCAGGTCGACTAAGTATGACATTCATTAATCAGTATAACCAGAAGCTCGCTGAGTTAATGAACGAAAGAGTCGGTGATATTTCAGCGCCTTCCGGAAAGATTCTCCGGTACGTAGCTAAACGAGGAGAGATCGGGGTACACACTGCCTTAGCTGACCAAGGCTACAACATGAATCAAGTCGCTCGGGGCATACACGCTTCCGGGCGAATTGCTTATAAGCAGGAAGTTATTAAGAAAACTTAATAGGAGGTGATCGGATTGGCAGAACCATTCGGAGCAAGAATTAGACACGCGTGGAATGCGTTCAGGAATCGTGATCCTACTGAACAGGCTCCTGCTTCCAGAGACCTTGGTTACGGATCATATTCGAGACAGGATCGAGTAAGGATGCATGTGACGAATGAAAGATCTATCATAATCTCGGTGTACAACAGAATCGCTATCGATGTATCAGCTGTAAACATACAGCATGTCCGATTAGATGAGAACGGTCGATTTGAGGAAGGAATACCATCAGGTCTAAACTATATTCTCAGCACAGAGGCAAACATCGATCAAACATCTCGCGCCTTCATCCAAGACATTGTAATGTCAATGTTCGATGAGGGTGTTGTTTGTGTCGTGCCTGTTGATACGACGCTCGATCCGAAAGTTTCAGGGTCTTATGATATTCAAAGCATGAGGGCAGGACGAATCCTAGCCTGGTATCCAAGGCATGTCCGTGTCCGGCTTTACAACGACAATACGGGAACTCGTGAAGAGCTAGTTTTGCCAAAAGCAAATGTGGCAATCATTGAGAACCCATTATATTCAATAATGAATGAGCCAAATAGCACTCTGAAACGGCTTCTTAAAAAGCTTGCGATCTTGGATGCTATAGACGAGGCCAGTGGATCTGGGAAACTCGATATTATCATCCAACTTCCGTATGTCATTAAGACACAAGCCAAGAAAGATCAAGCAGAGGACCGTCGCAAAGATATTGAGATGCAGCTTGCAGGCTCAAAGTATGGCATCGCATATACCGATGCAACCGAGCGCATTACCCAGCTAAATCGTCCCGCTGAGAACAACCTTATGGCACAGATCCAGTATCTAACGAGTATGCTTTATAGCCAGTTGGGGTTAACTGAGGAAGTGTTTAATGGTAAAGCTGATGAAGCGACTATGCTGAACTACAACAACAGGACAATAGTTCCGATATTAGCCGCGATCATCGACGAATTCAAGCGCAAGTTCCTAACAAAGACGGCGCGTACTCAAAACCAATCCATAATGTATTTCAAAGATGCGTTCAGTCTCGTTCCTGCTTCTGAACTGGCTAACATAGCCGACAAGTTCACGCGGAACGAGATTTTATCTTCAAACGAAGTACGATCAATTATTGGTTATAAGCCGTCTGATGACCCGGCAGCCGACGAACTCAGGAACAAGAACCTAAACCAAGCCAAAGAGCCGGGAGACGGCGACACTAAACAATCGGAAGGAGAAGACAAAAATGCCTAACACTATTTATGACTTTAGTGGATACGCCACTAAGAATGGGCTCAAATGTGCTGATGGTCGTACGATTCTTAAAGACGCATTTAAGCACCAGGATGGTCAGACAGTACCCCTCGTATGGCAACACCTTCACAACGAACCGGCCAATGTTCTTGGTCATGCAGTTCTTGAAAACCGTGAAGACGGCGTCTACTGCTATGGCAAGTTCAATGAGACCGATGCGGGAAGGAATGCTAAAGAGCTTGTGGCTCACGGCGATATTTCATCGTTGTCGATCTATGCCAATCAACTCAAGGAGCAAGCAAAGAAGGTTATGCATGGAGCTATACGCGAAATCAGCTTAGTCCTTTCCGGCGCGAACCCAGGCGCTGTAATCGACAATCTCAGCTTTGCTCATGGAGACGGCACTTATGACATCGACGAAACAGAAGCCATCATTTACACCGGTCTCGATTTTGCGCACAGCGATGACTTGGAGCACAGCGATGATGATAGAACTGTTGCCGAGGTTTTCGACACGCTTAACGATGAGCAGAAGACCGTTGTGTATGCGATGCTTGGTCACGCTATAAGCGAGCGTGATGATGACGACGATGACGACGATGATACTGCTCATTCGGCACTTGTACACGGTGATGATTCGACCGTGAAAGAAGTCTTTGACACACTTAATGAGGAACAAAAGAAGGTGGTTTACTACCTGATCGGGGCCGCATTGGAGGAGGCTTCATCCGGATCTGGCTCAGCCAGTCATTCCAATTTTGATATAGAAGGAGATTCAACAATGAAAACTAATGTATTTGACCAAGCAACTCAGATCCAGACCGGAAGCGTCCTGACCCACGATCAAATGTCAGCGATTCTGGAGGGATGCAAGCGTTTCGGCTCTCTTAAGGAGAGCTTTCTTGCACATGCTGAAGAGTATGGTCTTGACCCGATCGATATTCTGTTCCCCGATGCTCGGAATGTGCAGGCTGGTGGCCCGCAGATCATCAAGCGTAATGACGATTGGGTATCCGGCGTCCTAAGCGAAACGACCCATACTCCG